CCTTGGTGCAATTCGTATTCAAAGTTTGAATCATATCCAGTGACTAAATCTTTTTCGACAGGTCTTTGAACTCTTGGCTTTCGTGCGCCGCTTCTAATTTTCAATGTATTTTTGCCTCTAGTAATTCCAGTTGTGTTATGGCCGCATCTTTAAGTTTCTTTAATGTATAGTGATCGATGTCATCTACTTTCATGCCGGTCGTTAACAACTGAGCTAGTCCAACAATCAACAGGTCCAGGGGATAGTCTTGGTCTTCAAGCTGCGGTAACATCCTGCAATCCAAAGGACTCAACGGCCCTGTTAGGGTGAAGGGTGACAAGCTTCTTAAGCCGCTTGCGCATCCATTTCTCTGAGAAGGCGCTGAGACTCAGCTTGCCCTGTAGGAACACATGGGTTTGGTTGGGCATCAATTCTTTATAGTTACCTAGATTGACACCCGCCGCATCCTCTTCGTTCAATAGACTCTTGATCCATAGTACAAGTAGGTCAGCCACATGGCGGTTAATACGCTTCATCTTTTTTGAATTCATTTGTTATCTCTTCTACTCGTGGAGTATTAACCACATCAGTTAGATATACAGGGCCGCTAGAATATTTAAAGACCCGAAGCCCATCGAAGTCATTAGCATCTGTATGGCAATCAAACTTATAAGGACAGAAGACACAGTTCTTAGGCAATTTCATGTTGCCTGATTTACCATCTGCAACAGGATTATAGCAGCGGGTAGGCGGCTCGTCAACACTCAAAGCCTTTTTAATATCCTTAATCTTCTCAGCTACATTCGGCTTTTCTAAATCAACGGGCCGATATAAACAGAGTTCGCCACTCTCTTTGTTGATAACCAGGAAGCCACCGTTACTGGTTCCTTCTGAGGTCTCATAGGCAGAAAGCTGAGCAAGATAACCAAAAGGATCATCGCTAAAGAGCGCGCCATTTTGGAACTTAGCGAACGCAAAGCGCGATGCAGTCTTAACATCCACAACCTCCCCATCAATCTTTGAGTCCATGTGGCCCGTGATACCTTCAACCTCTGCATCTTTCTGTTGATCAGTAACAGCATGGCCTGCGGTCCGTGCCAACATCAAGACGATCTCTTCTAGGATATGGCCGTACAGAAACTTGATTTGATCAGAAGCTTTGGGTACATGATTTGCCTCACCTGCGCGGCTTTCGTACCACAATTGGCGCACAGGTCGTCCAATGTTAGACATACGAAGCGTGAAAGTCTTGTTGCGCTCAGAAGGATTTGACCACTCAAGGATGCTTTGCTTTATGTTTGCTAGCGTTACATCTAATTCTTCCTCGTTAATACCTAACGGCTTCCCGTGAGAGAGGCCGTCAAGCATTCCATAAATATCCTCAATGAGCGTGTCTAGGTTTTTCATGCTGCCTTCTTGTTTGATTGGTTAATAACATTGGCAATGATGGACCACGCTTGCCGGGGACTACACTTAAACCACTCGCCGTTCCGGGGGAAACGAGCATCCAGGGCGGTGTGTGCTGCGGCCTCAGAGGCTCGGCGGTCTTCAGTATCAAAGGTGTAGTTAAGTTTATAATCCCGAAAGGGGCTAGAGGTTTGATAATTATTGAGCCGGTCGTTGGCGTCAACAGCCATGCCCACCTTTACCCATCCTTTGAAGTTGGGGTTTGAGATAATGTACACTTGACCTTCTTTACTCTTAGCATAGTTCTTAAGAGAATCAAAGGCAGCGTCCTCAAAGTTCTCATAGCGTCCGGGTTTATGAAGTGGATGATTGACATTAACATAGTTGCCGTTGATAAACATCCGCTTTTTATTTTTGCGCCGATGCGACGACAAGCGCCGACGCCCACCATCAGAACATCCAACATACCACCACTCACCATCTTGAAAGATAACATTCTTACCCTTGCTCATTGTAAATCTCCATAAACTTTGGCATCAATTGTCCGATGATTATAGCACACTCTTCAGCGATTTGTCTATGCTCTTTTTGTGTTGATTCATCAGTCCGTACTTCGATGTAATGTAACCAAGAGCGAACAGTTCCGTGCATCATCAGCACTGATTCGGTTAATCCTTCAGGTAACACGCTCCTTGCAACCTCCTTGGCCATACCATTCTCTGTTGCCCAGGCATAGGCTTCTGTTGCGGCCTTGCGAACATTCAACTGGTAGTGCTGCCAAGTAAGATCAAGGAAATCATCTTCAACTTCGATACTATTCTGGCGGTTGTTAGGGTCTTGAAGCCTCACCTCACGGTGAACAAAGTTCAAGTCTTGGGTAGGGTCCGCATACCGCTGCGAATATTCTTGGAAGCTGAAGCTTCGGTGCCGCAGTATCTGACGAGCAATATCCCTAGTAGTCTTGATCTCAATACCAACACTGGCCATTTCAAACGGCGACCAGTGCTTATGTTTCATGAGATATTTAATTAGCCTTGGCGCCGTCTTGCTGTTGTTCTGGTTGCTTGGGTTACTGACTCGGGCACAGTAGGCAACGAGGTCTTCGATGCTGCTTGCGGCCTCGTCGGGCCTAATGCTGTGGCAAATCAGTTTAGTGTGTTTCAGCCCAGTTGTTTCCAATCTTGTATTCTCCATCTAGTTCGCACCGTAGTTTAAGGACAGCGCCTGCCTCTCGGATAGCTTCAACACCAAGCTGACCAATCTTGTCAGCAATATCTTCTTTGACTTCAAGCTGCCATTCATCATGTACATTACAAACAAACTTGGCATCAAGGAACTTAAGCTTGCGTTCGAACAGGACCAGGGCCTGCTTCATGACGATGGCTCCGGCACCCTGCAACAGAGTGTTAAGGGCAGCATGCTCAGAGCGAATAAAAAGCTTACGGCCATCTAGACCTTTAACCCATCCCTTTGACGACGCTCGTCCAACTCTATCTTTAAGAGTCTTAAATGATGGGAGATTATCGAAGAAACGTTGTCGAAGTTCTTTACCGCTGTCTGCGTTTCCTCCAACCACGCTTCCAAGCTTTGCATCTCCTGCTCCGTATAGGAGTGCATAGATGAAAGTCTTTGCCTGATTTCTTGATTCAAGTCCAGCAGCCCTTTGGTTAGCTGTGTGTACGTCGCCGTTGAGAATTTCATAGGTGAATGCCTCGTCATCCATATAGTGGGCCAACATCCGTAGCTCAAGGCCAGAGGCGTCAATACCCACTAGCTTGTAGCCGTCAGCAACCGTCCAGCAAGCACGGCACTCGTGGCCATAAGGGCTGTTAGTGCTGGGTACTTGTGCCATATTCGGGTTGCTATGTGTCATACGTCCTGTAATTGTACCGTTGGCATTGACATAGCCCCGAACCCTATCATCATCCTGTACTTCTTTGAGCCAGGAGTTAACTTGTGCTAGGCGCTTCTGAAGCATCAAGTAACGAGCAATCACTTTGGCTTCTGGGATGTTGTCAATTTTACTTAGGGTTGTCTCGTCAACGATGGGCTGGTTAGTCGGTGTGAACTTCTTAGGCTTCCAACCAAACTCAATTAGATATTCGCCAATCTGTTTACGAGAACCTAAATTAAATGGGATCGAATCACAGCGTACAAAAGATTTGTCAGGGTTGGCACACGCCTTATCATACTCCTCATCAGAGAGTCGCACCTTCTTGGTTCCGCCAACAACCTGAGCCATCTTCGAAACCTTACCGGCCTTAGTCAGGACAGGTTCCAATTCAATGGATGCGTCCTTCGGCGTGAAGGTTTTGTGTACTTCATTTTCTGCCGCAGCCAACTCATCATTCAATTGTGCAACAAGACAAGTAGCATGTTTGATATCCAACAAGAAACCGTTGTCCCGCTGTTGATTAATGATGTGATAAGTATCGTGTTCAAGATCAATTGATTCGCGGCTAAAGCCTTTGACTTCCATCTTTAGATGATTGAAAAGTCGGAGGTTCAATTGTACATCTTGCTCACAATACTTAAGCATCTCAGGAGTGAACCTATCGAACTCATTGTGTTCAATTTTATGGGACTTGAGGCGGTAGCCCCAAGACTCAAGGCCGTGTCCGCCTTCACGAACCGGATTAAAAAGTCGGCTAAGAACAAGGGTATCAATCACTCGGCGGCCTACGCTCAAGTCAATGCCGTGCAGTCTCTTGATAACCGGAATGTCATAGCCGATGATATTGTGGCCAACAATCTTGTCAGCCGTCTTCAAATATTCGATACCTTCTGCAATCTTGTCGGGACCAAAAGAGCTAATCTCATTGGTGCGGCTATCGATACCAACGATGCACCAAATCTTAGTAGCATCAATGGCGTCTGCTTCAATATCGAATACAATAGTTGTCATAACTCTACCTCAAAATGTTCTTCGGCAGACTCAATGTCTACCTCGCCTAGTCTACCTGTTTCTTGATCATAACGCAAGTGGGTAGCTAGTCCAACATCCCCGGTGTATCGAGACTTCAACACCCGTACCTTAGTAGTTGAGGCCTCAATGGGGTCTTCGGATTGTTGATTACGCTCAAGGCTGATCACGCAATCCGACAACTGTGCAATGGATTGAGAACCACGCAGGTGGCTAAGCCCTGTCTCAATACCATTCTCGTGACCACGGTTACCGTCAACACGGCGAAGGTGGGACACAAGGATCATGCCGCAACCAGTCTCTTCAACAAGCGTTCGCAGCCGATGCATGATGTTATCAATGGCACGGCGCTCGTCATTCTCTGGTGTTGAAAGAACCAGCATGTGAAGGTGATCAACAACAATCCAGCGACAGTCGCAGCCAATAGCCATGAAGCGAAGCTTGCTGAAGATACTATCCAGATCATTCATGCCATGATGGGAATGGACCCACACCCGATTGGCATTCTCACCTGTAAAAATATTACCGTAGAATTCACCCAACTGATCTTGAGAGAATTGTTCTCGCACCCTGTCAATATGAAGGCGGGCGTTAGCCTCAATGGAAACAATTCCATCGATGGTGCGCCGCCAATCTTCTTCAAGGGCAATAACACCCACATTGTCTT